ACTCTATGCTCACTGAACTGGCAGATGGCGGTGTCGAGATCGATTTCGATCCCATGTCGAGTCTTATGGGTGGCGGTGAGGAACCATTCGATTCCAATCTGGCTGAGTACATCGAAGACAACGAGCTTCGCACGCTGGCAATCGACTGCATATCGATGTTTGATTCCGATAAGAGCAGTCGTTCGGATTGGGAGGCGACGTACAAAGAAGGTCTGGATCAGTTAGGCTTGGAAATCGAGGATCGCACCACTCCGTGGGCTGGAGCTTGTGGCGTATTCCATCCGATGCTCTCTGAAGCCGTTGTACGATTCCAGGCACAGACGATCCAAGAAATCATGCCAGCCAAGGGGCCGGTCAAATCGCATATTTGGGGTGTCGTGACTGATGAACGCGAGCAGCAAGCGCGGCGTGTTCAGGAGTACATGAATTACCAGCTTATTGAGGTAATGACCGAATATCGCTCTGAAACTGAAAAGCTTCTGTTCAGCCTGCCGTTAGCTGGTTCAGCGTTCCGCAAGATCTATTTTGATCCTTCGTTGGGCAGACCGACTTCGATGTTCGTACCGGCAGAGGATTTTGTCGTGTCGTACAACGAATCCGAGTTAGAGCACGCCGAGCGTTATACCCATGTCATGAACCGAAGCACGAATCAGGTGAGAAAGCTTCAGGTAAGTGGGTTCTATCGTGACGTTGAATTGACTGCGTCCCATGTCGAAGAAAATCCGATTACAAGCAAATTCAACGAGATCGGTGGCGTCAGCCCTTCGTGGGACAACAATGAACGGCATCAACTCCTTGAAATGCATTGTGACATAGACGTACCCGGATTTGAAGATCCCGATGGAGTTGCGTTGCCCTATGTCGTTACCATCGACAAGAGCAGTTCCACGATTCTATCGATTTACAGGAACTGGTCCGAAGATGATCCGCATAGGATAAAGAAACAACATTTCGTTCATTACGGATATGTCCCCGGCATCGGATTCTATAATCTAGGTCTGATCCATATGATCGGCGGTCTCGCTAAATCAGCGACTAGTCTGCTGCGCCAGCTTGTAGATGCGGGGACTCTTTCCAATTTACCGGGAGGATTGAAAACTCGTGGGCTAAGGATCAAAGGCGATGATACGCCGATCATGCCGGGAGAGTTCAGGGACGTTGATGTGCCGGGAGGGGTGATCCGTGACAACATTACCTTCCTTCCTTATAAGGAACCTTCTTCGGTTCTTTATCAATTGTTGGGCAATATCGTGGAAGAGGGCAGGCGGTTTGCTTCGATGGCGGACCTGAAAGTAGCGGACATGAACCAAGAGGCTCCGGTAGGGACCACTCTTGCGATCATGGAGCGGGCCATGAAAGTACAGTCCGCGATCCAGGCCAGGATTCATGCCAGCCTGAAGCAGGAATATAAAATTCTTTCAGGGGTCATCCGCGACTATACATCACCGGACTATCCTTATGAGACCGAATCAGGGGAAGGCATCAAGCTTGAAGACTTCGATGACCGCATCGACGTTGTCCCGGTTTCGGACCCGAACGCATCAACGATGGCCCAACGGATCATGCAGTATCAAGCGGCTATGCAACTGGCACAACAATCGCCTGGTCTGTATGACATGCCACTTCTGCATCGTGAGATGATGGAATTGATTGGCATCCCGAACGTAGATAAGATTGTTCCCCAACCGGATGAGGCCCGTCCCACAGATCCAGTTAGTGAGAATGAAAATGTTCTTACGTTGAAGCCTGTGAAGGCGTTTGAGTACCAAGACCATGAAGCACACATGAGGGTGCATATGGTGCTCAAGAATGATCCGCAGATTAAGGAGCAGATGCAAAACAATAAGATGGGCGGTGCCATCAATGCTGCCTTAGATGCCCATATCCGCGAACATTTGGCATTCATCTTCCGTGACCAGATCGAAGAAGAGCTTGGCGTTCCGCTTCCACCGACAGACCAGCCGTTGCCTAAAGATATCGAAAAGCGGCTTAGTGCATTGGTTGCCGATGCGGCTGACCAGATGTTGGGCAAAAAGAAAGCCAAGGCCAAGGCCGAGAAAGACGCGAAGATGCAGAAAGATCCTATCGTTCAGCAGCGTGAAAAGGAATTGGATATCAGACGCGAGGATGTTCAGCGTCGAGCGCAGGCAGACCAGGCCAAATCACAGTTGGAGCAGCAGAAGCTTGCGGTCACGCAGCAAGCAGGCCAGGAGAAGCAGCAGCTTGAGCGTGAGAAGATTGCTTCCAAGGAACGTTCCGATGCTGCTGCGTTGGAACAAGAGCGCGAGGAGGTGTTCCTTAAATCTCAGATAGATCAAGAACAGTTTGAAGTTGAACAGGAAACTGAAGGCGTTAAAGCTGCGTTGGCACGGGAAAAGTTTGATGCCGAACAGGAGATGGAGAGCGTGAAACTAAGGTTGGAACAGGAAAAGTTTGATGCCGAGCAGGAAGCCGAAGGCGTGAAATTTGGCCTGAATATGTCGGAGAAAAATAAGAATGAGTGATGATGTTCTTTCGTTAATCAAAAAGAAATTAAGAGAGCAAATGAATGAAATAGCAGATTCGGTTTCACTTGGTTCGGCAAAAAATATGGAAGATTACCGCAAGATGTGCGGGATGATCGAAGGATTGGCATGGGCAGAGCGGGAGATTCTAGATATCGAAGACAGACTTAGGGAATTTTGATCTGTAGGACGCAACGTTCGTTCGGAACGCAATAATTCAACGAGGAGTCGTTATGGCTACACTCGCAAAAGAAGTTTTGGCTGAGATGGTGTCACCAGAAAAAGATGTTGAAGAAGAAGATCCTCGCTATGCATCGCAATTACCGGAGCCAAAAGGCTACAAACTCTTAATTGCACTCCCCGAAGTCGAAGAAGCCACCGAAGGTGGCATCATAAAGTCGGTGCGGTCCCAGCATGAGGAGTCTATCGCCACGATTGTGGGTTGGGTGATGAGCATGGGACCGGACGCCTACGTTAATTACAACCGATTTCCTAATGGACCTTACTGTCAGGTAGGCGATTGGGTGGTTTTTCGGGCATTTAGCGGTACTAGACTGAAAATTCGTGGTAGAGAGTTCCGTTTAATCAACGACGACACCGTAGAAGCGGTTGTAGAAGATCCTAGGGGGGTGGAGAGAGCATAATGTCTGACGAAATCGGCAGGATGAGCGAAGAAGACAAGTTTTTGGGCGTCAGAACCACGATTGAGCCCCCTGAAGATGCAAGTACGGACGTTGATGACGGTGAAGTCAACATTGAAGTCGTGGATGACCGCCCAGAAGCGGACCAAAGGGCCTCTTCTGGGGCAATGGGCGATGATGACGGTATTGCATCGGACGAAGAGGTCGCACAATTGGGTCAACGTGCCCAAAAACGCATAAAAAAGCTGAAATGGGAGTATCACGAAGAGCGTAGGGCCAAAGAAGCGTCAGAGCGCCTCGCAAATGAGGCTGTTAGCTACACACAGAGTATGCAAGTCGAAAATCAGCGTCTTTTGAAGCTTATTCAGGACTCTCAAGGTGCCCTGACGGAGCAAAGCAAGTCTAGGGCAAATGCTTCACTCATGATTGCCCAAGAAAACTACAAAAGAGCGCATGAATCGGGTGATAGCGAACAAATCACCATCGCACAGCAGCATTTGACCAACGCGCAGCTTGCTCAAGCCTATGCTCCTGCGGTTTCGCAAAAAATCATCGATAATTGGAAGCAGCAGGTGATGGCGGAGGACCAACAGGTTGCGAGCCAGCAACAACAGCATATTCCAGAGCCAATTCAGCCGGATGGGAAGGCGATGGAATGGCAAGATCGCAACCCTTGGTTTGGTGTTGATAAGGAACTAACTAGTTTTGCTTATGGTGTACACGAGAAGTTGGTTATGGACGAAGGTATTGACCCCGAGTCTGAACAATATTATGAATTGATTGATTCTCGTATGAAAGAAGTCTTTCCTACGCAATTCGGTAGTAATAGCCAGCGCACTAGTTCTACGATGGTTGTTGACACCGCACCGCCTCGAAAAAAGCCCGTGGTAGCATCTGCTTCTAGAAATAGCGGAGCCAGGCCACGCACCGTCAGATTGACGGAAACCCAAGTAAGACTCGCGAAACGTCTGGGGCTTACCCCCCAGCAATACGCAGCCCAGGTAATGAAGGAGATGGCCTAATGGCTGAAGAACGCGCCCCACGGGAACCTAGAGAACTCGAAAGTCGTGAGAACGAAATTCGGGCACAATCTTGGGAGCCTGCTTCCATACTTCCAGACCCAAATCCGCAAGATGGATGGGTGTTCAGATGGATACGAACTTCTATGGTAGGCAATCCAGACAATACGAACGTGTCAAAGCGTTTTCGTGAAGGATGGGAGCCGGTTCGTGCCGAAGATCACCCTGAACTCAAGATTATGAGCGATCATAAATCGGAATGGGGTGCGAAGGGTGGCATTGAGGTTGGTGGGTTATTGCTCTGCAAGGCACCGGAAGAAACGGTGGAACAAAGGCGAGCCTATTACAGGAATCACGCCGAATCGCAGATGCAAGCAGTGGACAACAATTATATGCGTGAGAACGATCCACGAATGCCAGTTCTCGCGCCTGATCGTAAAACTCGTGTAGCATTCGGTGGCGGAGGTCGCTGATGCTACAACATGACCAGTAGAGGTGTTTATGGCTACTACAGCGGCTCCATATGGGGCCAGGCCCATTGGCACTCTTAGTGCTTCCGGGTCATTCACCAGTCAGACGAGACACTTGCCGATTATTACTACCTACGGCACACAGATCTCTAATGGTGATTTTGTTAAGGTTGCAGCAGACGGTACTATCGCGAAGGATACTGGTACTACTGCTTTGACCGCAGTTGGGATCTTTTTGGGTTGCTCTTATACGGACCCGACGACCAGCCAGAAGACGTTTTCTAATTACTGGCCTGCATCTAATGCGGCCACTGATGCGATGGCGTATGTGCTGGACGATCCCTTTGTGGTATTTCAAATGCAGTCTGACGAGGCACTAAACACTACAGATCGCGGTCTTAATGCGTCTGTGGTCGTCACGGCTGGCAATACTACTTTCGGTAAGTCCAAGAATGCGCTTGACGGCAGCACTCCAGCAACAACGAACACGCTGCCTCTTCGCATTATTGATTTTGTCGATGGCCCAACTAGCTTGCCGCCGAAAGGCACTACGGCAAGTGATGCATATCCTGATGTAATCGTGAAGTTCAACGCTGCGTCCAGCGGGTCAGCTTCTAATCATTCCTATTTAAACGCTACTGGCGTATAGGAGACTGACCAATGGCTATTTCACGAGCACAACTTCTCAAGGAACTGCTTCCTGGGCTGAACGCGCTCTTTGGAATGGAGTATGCACGTTATGATGACGAGCATACCG